GAAGCCCGTGCCACCAGGTCAGCGATGGGTCGGATCAGGCCGCCCAGGCGGAAGCCGTAGTATTCCATCCAGTACTTCTCCGCCGCACTGCCTTCGTAGGTGTCGCTGTCGCCGTACTTGTAGCCGGCCGAACCGCCGCGCCCGCTTCCGCCTCCGCGAGTTTCCACGTCGATCACGTGCGTCGAATGGGTGACCGTACCGTCGAGCTCCCGAAGCTTGGCGTCGACCTCCCGAGAATCCACCTCGATGGTGCATTTGGGCTCGATGGGCGTTTCATTGACCTTCCGGATGGCTTCGGTCAGCGTGTCGATTTCCTTCTGGAAAGCATCGGCGCGGTTCCTGGCTTCCTGCTGGTTCTTTTGCGCCAGTTCGGTCTGCTTCCGGATCGCCTGCTCGATGGTGTCTTGTGAGGTGCTCATGATCCGGGTGGCTTCATTCACCCCCTGCTGCATGGAAAGGAGGGTCTTTTCGCCGTCCTTGATCTCGACCGCCAGTCCCTGCGCTTCCTGTTGCGCTTTCTTGGCCAGGTCGATGGCTTCCTGGTAGCCTTCGGCTTGCCTGGCCGGGTCGCTTTCGGCGGCAGCCTTGGAGAGGGCTTCACGGGCGGCGCGTTCGGTTTCGAGCGCCTCTTTCTTCTTGTCCAGCCAGGCCTGTTCCTCGGTCATGGTTTTGCGGGCGAGCTCGCGGACCTTCTCCTGGTAGCTCGTCTGGGCCGTGCGCAGGTCGTTTTGGAGCTTCCTGACCTCGGCGGCGTATTTCTTCTCATCGTTCAGGGCCTGGATCAGGGCGCTCTTGAGCTTGTCCTGGTAGCTTTCGATGGCCTTGATCTTGTCATCTCGAAGCTGCTCGGCAATCTTTTTCGCCTCTTCCGCGTATTCCTTCTCACTGGCCTTGGAGGCCTTGAGCACCTCGTCCTGCTTCCCGGCGGTATCCTCGGCGGCCTGGATTAGGGCGTCTTTCTTCTGCCGATAGATTTCGAGCACCGACTGGTTGGCGGTCTTCTCGTCCCGCGCGGCTGCCTTGGCCTTTTCCGCCTGCAGCTCGTAATGGTCGCCGATGGCCTTGCTCGAACGCTGGTGCTCTTTCGCCAGGACCTTGACGGATTCCTTGGCAGCATCGAACGACTGGCGCAGATCCCGCTCGAACACGGCGCCGGTCTGCCTGGCGGTATCGGCGGCGGCCCTGGCCCGCTCCCGGAAGTCCACGAGTGAAACCCCGTTGGCGTCCGCCGCCTGCTTGGCGCTGACCAGCGCTTGCTGCAGCTCCTCGATCCTGGCGGAAACCTTCGGCAGCTCGGCTTCGGCGGCCTTGGCGGCATCGGTCTGGAAGAGCCCGCCCCATTCGCGCTCGTTGGCCTGGGTTTCCAGGGCCGCCCGGTAGCGATTCCAGTAGCTCATGGCCTTCTGCAGGCCCTCGTATTCCTCCTGGAGCTGTTCGGCTCCGAGGCGCCTGAGTTCCTCCAGGCCCTTGACTTTGACGTCCTTGAAATCCTTGAACTCACCCGCCGCCTTCCGGTAGGACTCTGACATGGTCCCGATTTGCTTCTGCAGATCGAGGTATTCCTTGAACGTCTTGGTCAGCTCGACAATGCGGTCGATGGCGATTGTGGTGACCAGGGCTCCGCCCAGCCCGACCAGGGCCGCCTGGAAGGCCGTGAGCCCGGTAAAAGCCAGGGCGAAGGCTCCAACGATATTGCCCAGGGTGGTGATGAAGGTAGCGAAGACCAGGTTCACGGCCAGGGCAATGGCCCTGAGCGCTCCAAACGAGGCCGCCAGCGTCCCCAGCCCCAGGATGGCGGCTGACAGGCCGGGTGCGGCCTTGACGACCTCGGCAATGGTCTGGGCGACCGACGTCAGCCACTGGACAATCGCCTTGGCAATGGGCAGGAGCGTATCTCCGAGGTTGACCCACAGTTCCGTGAAAGCGTTCTTCATGAGCTGCAGCTGGGTGTTCAGGGTCTTCAAGCCGCGCTGGTATTCCTGATCGACCGCACCGGCCGCCTTCGTCTCATCGGCTACCAGGCCGATGGCTTCCTTGTACTGGTCGAGGCCGGTCACCAGGATGGCGATATCGTCCTGGTATTCGAGTCCGAAGAGTTTGACCAGGGTCTGGGAGAGGTCCTGTTTCTCAAGCGTCTTGAGCGTCTCGAGGAATTTTACGAGGGCTGCCTGGGGATTTGCCTCAATTTCCGCCGCCAGCTGCTTCGCGTCGATACCGATGCCGTCCAGAGCTTCCCGGAACTCCTTGCCCGCGGCCGGCGCGGTCTGGAGCTTCGAGAGCATGGCGCTGATGGCCATCGAGGCCGTCTCGGGTGTGCGCCCCAGCGACAGGAAGGCCGTGCCCAGGGCGGACGCCTGCTCTGCCGTCAGGCCGAAGATCTTGGCCATACCGCCCGTTCGGGTGATGACATTCAAAATGTCCCGTTCGACCGCGTTGGTGTTGTTCCCGAGGATATTGACGGCATCGGCCAGCTTCTGGACACCGGGCAGGTTGAGGCCATAGAGGTTCATGATCTTGCCGGTAGCGGTGCCCGCGTCCTCGGCGGTCATTTTGAAAGCGGTCGCCATCTTCGAAACGATGATCACGAACTGCTCGATATCGTTGGCGGCGATCCCCATCTGCCCGCCCGCCTCGGCGATCCGGGCGAGCTCGATTGCGGTCAGCGGCATTTCGCGGCTGAGTGCCAGGAACCGCTGGCGCAGCTCTTCGATTTTCCCCGTTGGCGCATCGACCACCTTGGCCATATCGGACATGGCGGTTTCGAGGTCTTTCGAGGCCGTGAGGGCCGTCTTGATGCCAGCCGCCGCCGTCACCAGGCCGACGATGGCGAACCGTGCCCGCTCGAAGCTTTCGACCAGCCCGTTATTGGAAGTCTTGAGTTCCTGGATCCGCTGGTTGAGCCGCAGCTTGGCTTCCCCGAGCTCCCGCATGGACAGCGTGCCGGAGGATTTGAGCGTATTGTAGGAAGCCTTGAGCCGGTCGATTTCGGTCCGAAGCTGCTGAGTGGATTTCAGCCCGAGGTCGTCCCGGGCGGAAGCCACTGCCCGGTTCTTCTGGAACGCCGCGGTGGCTTCCTCGAGGGATTTCTTGAGCCGGACCTCTTCGGAAGCCAGCTTGGTAACGTTCACGCCGGCGGCGGACATGGCGTTACGCATCTGCTGGAGAGCCGTCTGCTGTTCGGCGACCTTATCCTTGAGCTCGCCGGCCTTGCTTTTCGCCTTCTCGAAGGCTGCCGCCAACTCCTTCGACGGCGTTCCGGCATCCTTCATCTGGCGAGCCAGGTCGCTCACCTTCGCCCGCGCTTCATCGAGGGCGGTCTTGCTCTCGGAGAGCGATTTCTTCAGGTTGGCAAAGGCGTCGATCTGCCCGAGCGGCTTCTTGAATTCCTCGGTGACCTTCTTGAACTCGGCCGCGAGCTGAGATAGACTTGATCCAGCTTCCTTGGCGTCAACCTGAATGGTTATCTTTGTCTTGAGGTCAGCCATGCTCAATCTCGATTACCCTGATCCGAAGATTCCGGGGCCGAAGCCGCCGGCAAGAAACCTGGATTCCCGCCTACGTGGGAATGGCGCTTTCAATTCCGAGAAGCCGAATTGGGGCTATCGCGCATATGTGTGGTTCCTGGATCCGGAGCGGCCGTGGCCGGCAGTCTGCTTCCTGTACTTCCTGCTGGCCTTCTGCGTGAGCGGGGCGCTCGAAGACTGGCGCTGGTTCGCCTGGGGAGTGGCGCTGCCCATCCTGGCTGCCTGTGCCATGTTCCTTGTCGTTGCCGTCACGCTCATCTTCACTCGGCTCATCTTTCGTCTTCTGAGGTGATTACCCTGGCCAGTTTCTTGATTTGATCCTCGCTGCCCCGCGTACCGACAATCAGCAGATTCAAGGTCTTGAGCGCCCGCACGGCCTCGGCCCGCCGGATCGCCAACAAGAATCCCGTCACCTGGGGCAGGGTGTATTCGACAATCTCCCCGTAGCGATGCCCGGCCCCGATCAGGCATTGGAAGACGTCCGCCCAGTCTGATTCAGCCCGCTCAGGGCGCCCTGCGCCTTTTCGACTTCGGGCAGGACGGTGCGGACGAAAAAATCGGCATTGACCTCGATCACCGTTCGCGTCAGCCTCACGACTTCGTCCAGGTCGAGCTCGCCGACCCACTCGACCGGCTGATCGGTAGCGGCCGCCAGGGCCTCCATGAGATCCTCCGCGCCCTCGGTCAGCAGGCCTTCGAAATCGATTGCATCGCCCGCGAAGAAACGCACGAGGCCGCCCACATGCCGAGCCACCCGCGACACCTGCCTTATCCTGATCGGTCCGATGCTAAGCGTCTTCCCGCCCACCGTGACTTCAACCGTTTCCGGAACCATTTGCTGCAAATCTTCCATGTCGCTTCGCTCCCGTTAGGCGTTAGGAGTGGTCAGGTGCCAGGGGGTAACTCCTGACGCCTCACTCCTTACCCTTCACCGGCCGCAGGCCTCACCCCTCACCCCTCACCGTGTTCAGCTCATCATCTCTACTTTGTAGTACTCCTGGCCGCTCGGTTGGCTGGTATCGGCCAGAACCGTGCCGGTGACGTTAAGAATCGCCATCTTTTCGCCCAGCAAGTTCACGTCCCCGTTGAGGTTGATCTGCACCTTGTGGAAGGTGTAGCGCTGGCGCGGCCCCACGTCACTGGGGTCGGTCACGAATACAACCCGCTTGGTGACCGATCCCGCCGACATGGCCCAGAGGTATTTCTTGTTCACTGCGTCGTAGTCGTAGGAAACATCGTCGGTGTCATCGAGAGCGCCGTCGGTGAGCTTTCTCACGTATCCATAATCCGGATCGATCCTGTAGTCGGTGCCCTGGACGCGGAGGGCGGTTCCGGCCGAAGACGTGATGATGACGTCTTCCTCGGTTTCGGTTCCGGTGATCGTAATGTAGTTGCTGACGTCCTTGGAGAGCTTGGTGTCGCCCGTAAAGGCGCCGGTCACGTGATAGAGCAGCACGTAGTCCGCCCCGACGAACCCCACCTCGCCCGTCTTCGTGGAAACGTCGCCGGTCACCGTATCGCCGATGGCGAGCGTCCCCGTGATGGCTCCGCTCACCTTGATACGGAAGACGTTAAGATGCCCGAGGTCGACAAACTGATCGGCTACCCAGGTCTTGTTCACCCGCTCGGCGTAGCCGGCCGCCTGGTTGAGGGTGTTCACGGCCGTACCGAGCAGGGCCATCAAAAGATTCTCTTCCGACTGCTCGCGCAGGCCGAAGGAAAGAGAGGCCTCGCGCTCGGTCTCCACTTCGAGGATCGTTGCGCGGGCGGCGTTGCGGGTGGATTTCACTTTCTCAGTCGTGACCTTGACCGACATGGTGAAGTTTTCGAGCTCGCCCAGGTCCACACCCGGATTGGAGCCTCCCACCGTGCCCGCGTAAGCCCGCCCGGTCCCGTTGTAGCGAATGTTGCCGGTATCTGATGCCAGTGCCATGTCATACTCCTTTCACTATTCACCCTTCACTCTTCACTCTCACTTCACTGTCTTGTATTCCAGCACCGGAACAATGATTTCGGCATAGTGGCAGAGCACCTTGCCGAACATCCTGTTCTCGATGATCTCCACCCTTGCCGGGCCGCTCTCCTGAACGGTTTTGCCCAGCGCCTTGTCGCGATCAATGGCATCGAGGACGCCCTCCACCACGCTCTGAAAAACAAGCTCGGAGGCCGCCGCATCGCTGAGCCCATGAAACCCACGCAGCCGCACCTCATGAGTGCGTTCCACCACGGGGCTGTGATGCCTGGCCGTGTCCACGCTCCGGCGGCTGATCGTCCAGCCGCTGATGCGCTCGTCGCTGTTCTTGAAGAGCTCCAGGAACTTCTCCCAGTTGGCGATGAAGCGGTCGTACTCGTGAACGATCTCGATGCCGTCCACCCCGAGGAGGATGGCCTTGATCCTGGTTCGAATGTCAGCGTAAGGCACCGGTAATCCTTTCATTGACCCGCTGCGGAATCGCATTCAGCTGTTCCATGATCCATGCGTCCAGCTCCTTCATGGTCTTCTCGAACATGTGAGCTCCCTCAAAACCTTCCTTGCCGATCTTTCTTGCGATCACAAACCCTATGCCCTTGGCTTCTTCAGCGGATACGCCGAGTTTGCGAATCGCCCAGAGGGCAATCGGTTCGACCGGGGGCCGTTTTTTGTCCGGCCGCCGCCCCATCTCGACTACTTCGCCGTATTCGACCGGCGTTCCGATAACCGCCTGCAGCCCCCTGCCGTAGGATACGACCTCGCCGTGGATGGACCCGGCCAGGCCCGCTTCGCCGCCAACCCCACGGGGCGTGCGCTCGACCACGGTCTTCTCGACCCGCGCCGCAACGATTTCGAGGACCGCCTGCACTTCCTCTTCGACAATTCCGCCATGCAGCCGGGCCAGTCCTTCGAGCACCCGCAAATCAACGGTAAAGCCAAAATCCGGCATGATCTACCTCAGCCGATTCGAATGGGTGAGCCAGCCGTAGCCGCTCGCCGGGCTGATATCCCAATCCTGGGTGGCACAGGCCCCCTTGAGCGTCCCTTCCTTTGACTTGCCCAGTCCCATGTGCTCGTCGTATTCCGACCGGTATTTCTGAGCCTGGGCCTCATACTCGCGACGCTTGGAGGAATGATCCACGCTGTCAGCCTGGATCGTGCTGTCGTCATCCTGGGCATAAGCCGCCGCCAGGATCCGGCAGAAGAGCGCCGCCGACAGCTTCTGTACGGCGCTGTCATCGGCTTCGGCCACGCTGCAAACAGCGTCATTGTTGAAACTGTGCCGCGCCGTGTAGGTCACCCGGATGGTCTCATCCGTATCGGGCGTGGCCGAAAGGAAGCGCAGCACCTCACCGGACGGCTTCCGGTAGACGGTCCAGTCATCGGCTTCCGCCAGCACGTTCGCGTCCGGCGAAGTATCATCCACCGGGTACTCCACCTGCACGATCTGGCTGAACTCGTCGGCCCAATGATCGAGATCGCTCAGGGGGTAGTCGAAACCGCCCGTTCCGGCCACATCCTCAACGATCTGCCGCGGCCGATGCTTCGAATGCAGCGCCAGCGCACTGTTGATGGCATTGAGCTGCTCTTCCTGCCCCAGCGCATTATTCCTCGGGACCAGCTCGCCCAATGCCCGGTAATAGTCCTGCAAATTCGCCACAAAAACTCCTCGGTCAGGCGTGAGGAGTCAGGAGTGCGGCCTGCGGCCGGTGAGGGGTAAGGAGTGAGGCGTCAGGAGTTACCCCCTGGCACCTGACCACTCCTAACGCCTTACGCCTCACGCCTCACGCCTTACCCTCTCTTAAGGTTTTTCGTAGATCTCCACCGCGTCGGTCGCGCTGCCGGCGTAAATGGCGGTCTTGGTGCTGGCGATCGTGCCGCCTGACCCCCCGGTCACCTTGAAGGTCAAGACTTGCCCGGTCTGGTTGTTTACCGCCCAGATCCGTCCCGGGTATGCCGCCGGCAGCACCGCATTGACCCCGCCGCTGGCATTGCTGGCGTAGATATATTGGCAACCGGCCTCCGCCGCCGTCATGGTCCACGCCGTGGTGCTGTTGTCGTAATCGTGGGTCGCCACGCACTCGTTCGTAGCCGCCTTGAAGTCGAAGAGATAAGACGTGTTCGAGATCGCGATCCCGATCTGCTGCAGGTAGCCGCTGGGCGCCGTCTGGGTCACCGCGCCGGCAGTCGCGGAAAGGTAGACCGGCGCCCCCTCGGTGAGCGACGAGTAGCCCCCGAAAATGCCGAGGGTCGTTATGCTGACCGATTCGCCCGCAGCCCCCGCTTTGGTTACGATCCCCACCGCCGGCCGAAGCGTCGCGTTGTCGGAATCCGCCTTGTACGCGTAGCCGTCGGCATCCTTCAGGCAGACCACGTCGCCGATCGAAAGCGATTGACCCGCCGTTGCCCCAAACCTCGCGTAGGAATTTTTGAGATACGCCGCCGCAAAGACCTCGCCGGCAACCAATCCTAGCACCAGCAGTGCCGCCACAACCCTCGTGAGCAGCATGCCGCCTCTTTTGCCTTCTTTGAACCATCCGATCATCGGACTCTCCTTTCTTCGTTTTGGAAAACGGTGCGGAACAGGAAGGGTCTTACCCCTTACCCCTCACGCCTCACGCCTCACCTCCTAAGTCACCGCTCCTTTGTACCCAGACCGCCAATCCACCACCGTGCCGTCGTACTCGTGGCGGATCTTGTAGATGATCCGGTCTTGCTTCAGCACGTGCTCGGCATCCGGAGCGTCCGCCACGAACATCTCCGGTTCCTGCCGGCCGTTCAGGTAGCCCATCTCGACGATGTCCACCAGGGCCGGCGGAAGGATCATGTACCAGTCGCTGGTATCGGTCAGCAGGCTCAGCATGACCGGTGTCACCTTGCCCTTGAGCGGGTTGGGAACCTTGGTGGTGAGGTCGTTCGTGGTGTAGTAAAAATCCTCGCCGGCGATCTTTTCGCCGGTTTCCATAAGGGCTACCGGGTAAACCAGGGCCGGCTTCGCCTCGCCGTCGAGGAGCCCCAGGGGATTGCCGGAATCCTTCTCCGTCATACTGGCCAGGGCTTTATAAGCTACCAGGGCCGTGGTATGGCTCAGGGCGGCTGCCCCCAGGTTGCCGTGTCCATCCGTGAACCAGGCCGTGCCGTCGGTGCAGGTCTTATTGCTGATGGCGAAGGCCCAGACGTAGCGTGCATGCGTGCCTCGGGCCGCCCGGCCCTCGCGGCTCACTCGACGCCGCACCAACCCCATATCGTCGTTGATGATGGTCTTCCGGGTGATGGTCAGCAGCCTACCGCGCGTCCGGACCTGGTAGGTGGCTTCCTCATCCGTAACTTCCGCCCCGTCCACGTAGTCCTCGGTTTCCGGGTCGATCAGCGGCAGGTCCTCCGGATAGCCCAGGGCGATCGCTTCCTGGAGTCTGAAATCCTTGACGCTCTTGCGCTCGGAAATGAGCAGGTCCTCGTGGCCGTTCAGCTCGTTGTAGTCCTTGACCAGCCTGCGGTTGAGCGTGTTGCCGAGGATGTAGGAAAAGGTGGTCGAGGTGATTTCCTGGGACACCCTGAGGTCCGCCGCCAGGTTTCTCCTGATGAACTGGCCGCTGATCTCGTGATCTCCGGAAACCAGGATGTAGAACTCGCGAAGGCCGGAAAGCCTCGGCACGTCATCGAAATCCGCCGCCTGGGCCGCCCGGTAGTCGTTGAAGATGGGGCGCCCGTCCAGCCGCTCCATCCGGGCTAGATCGGTCATATCCTGCTTGGTCAGGCCGAATGCCCGGTCGATGGCGAACTGGATCTTGTCGATCGGCCGAAGCCCAACCGCCACCCGCGACTGGTCGCCCCAGGGCGCGGGAGTCCCGCCCGCCTGGGCCATGCTCGCCAGGTAGTCGCGCTCTGCCTTGATCTCGGCATCGATTTCGGCCTGGCTTGCCCGTTTGCCATCGAAAAGTTTTCTGACTCGCTTGACCGCTCCTGCCGGAAGGCCGCTCTTGTCCAGAGCGTCCTCCAGGAGTCGTTCGGCGGCCATTGCCGCCCGCTGATCGTCGAGAGCCTTCTTGATCTGCTCGTCGATCTGCGCTGGGGTCAGCCCCTCGCTTTGCGCCGCCCTTTTGGCGGGGTCGCCGGCAGCGCCGTCGGGCTTCTTGTCCTCCTTGCCGTCCCCCTTGTCCGGATCTCCGCCCTCCGGCTTCGCCATGCTCTGCTGAACCAGCGCCAGAATCTCTTCCTCCGTCATCGCGGCGATGGCGGCATCGTCCTTCCCGTTCAAAAGCTCCGGCCGACTCTGCCTGATGATTGCGATAAGCTTTGCTCTATCCATACGTTTCTCCTTGCTGGCCATTGCCGCGACCGCCCGCAGGAATTTGCCTCCCGCGGCCGGCCTGGTCACTACGTCAACCGAACTTGCCGACACGATCTCTGTCGGAACCACAACCGTGGATTCTCCCGCCGCAACGGAAACCCCCTTGATCCGTGCATCTATCGAAAGGCCGAGCACATCCGCCCCGGCGTTCTGCCCGGCCCGCAGCGACTCCGGAATCCAGGCATGATCCGGCAGGAAATGAACCCGCGCCACAATCCCCATTCCGGTCTGGTATTCGGGCTGCTCGGCCCACCCGGCCTTCTTCTTCACCAGGTAGCGTTTGAGGTCTTCCAGCTCGCCGCCCTGGGGCACCTGCAGATGGCCGAAGTACTCCGGCGACAGGTCGTAGGCGTTGATATCCACGCCGTCGAAAACCGGCGCAGCCGCCTGGAGCACATCTTCCGTCCAATAGACCGGAGGCGTCGACCGCGACAGCCCGGGTGCGATCAAAACCGCATCCCAAACCATTCCGGATTCGTCCGCCTGGCGTGCTGCCAACATCGCGGCATCGGCCCGAAACCGAATGTCCGTCTCGCTCGACATCCTGCCTGTTCCGGTCGCCAGCGCCTCCCGGGCGCTCCGCTCGAGCCCCTTGTCCACCGCCTCGAGCAATCGTCTCGCCGCCTCGAAAATCTCCGTCTCGTTCTGCTGAGCCGCCCGCTGACGGATCGCCACCAGCCCTGACCGGTAGACCTTCCCATCCTTCCCGAAAGGATATTTGCAGGCCTCTTTCGCCTCCGGATTCGCCCCGGGCACCGCCATCAGGAACCAGTGCGCGTACTCGCCCCAGTCCTGATCTTGCCCCAGAATCGCATTGCCGTCTGAAGCCCCGAAAGACCACCCGGAGGTGTGATCCACCGTGCCCTGCCGGATCAGCTCCAGCGCCCGTTTGTAAGCCTTTTGGTTGAGCATCTCGCCCTCTCAAAACCGGTCCACGAAGTCACACGAAGAAAGAACCAAGCTGCACGAAGCGATCTCAGCTCTTCCTTGGAGGTATGCCGCTAATCTCAAATTCCATAAGCCTTTCGACCGTCATGCCCTCGTGCCAGGTCACCTTCCTGCCGCCGCAGGTCAGCAGCACCACCCGGCCGATTACGTCTTCCTCCTTCCAGGCCATGAGGTACCTCTCGTCAATGCCGTAAGCCTCGCATGCCCGCGAAACCCGCTCCGGCAAAACAGCCTTCGGCCCGGACACCTGAAACGGAACCGATTGCTCCGGCGCCATGTCCATTGCCTCACTGTCGCTTTTCTTAGCCATGCCTTCTCCTTCGTGGATGTCTTTCAGTCCCAAATCGCCCGCGGCTGGTACGGCATCTTCCCGTGCACCGCCCCGCCGGCCCCTTCCCAATCGGCCAGCGTCAAAACATGGCTGCAGCCGCAGTTGATGACGTCTTTGGCCGACAGGCCCGGCGCGTGCGGATACGGAATGCCGCCCGGAAAGTTCTTGTCGACCCTCACCGTGACGCCGTTAAGCGCCGCATGGTGCGGGCGCGGATGGGCCTTTCCCGAGCTGACCCACTTTTTCAGCCAGCGCACGTCCGGATTCGCCGCGACCACATCCTCGATCCTCACCTCCCGGGCCAGGCTGTTGACCCTGGCAAGCTCCGTTCGGGTGATGGTTTCCGCTCTCACGGCAATCGTCCTGAAAACGCTTGGATCATCGAGGTTCCGTCCAATCGCCTGCATGACCTCCCAGGGCGTCTTGCCGCCCAGAATGCCCATCGAAATCTCCGCATTGATCTTGGCTGCCGCATCGCGGCTCAAATTCGTGATCAGGTCCGCCGAATAGCCCTGAACGATTTCCAGGGCCGTCCTCGATATCTCCGTGGTTCCCGCCTGGATGCCGATATAGCTCAACGGCCAGTCCACCTGGTCGATTCCCGCCCGCCACAAATTCGCCTGCCCGTCCGTCAAAAGGACCCGGTATCGCTGGAGAAACCTGGACGCCGCCTTCTCGACGGCCTCCTTAAGCTGCGGCACGTGGTGAGTCTTCCAGTCACTGTCCACGATCTGCAGCGCCACTTCCTTCCGGAGCTCCTTCAAAAGCCGGATGCTCTTCGCCACTTCTCTCTCTTCGAGCCTGCCAACCCCCTCCACCAGCTCTTCCAGCTTCCTGTTGTACCGGACCTCAACGTCGGTCATGGAACCTGCTCATTTTTCATGCAAAATTCCGTTATTCTTCGTGTGAATTCGTGGATACTTTTTCCAACCCCGGAGACCCCACTTTCCGGTAATCGTCCGTCATGGGCTCGGCGTCCCGCTTCCTGGCTTCCTCGATCTCTTTCTCGGCATCCACTTCCACCCCGGTTTCACTGGCCACCGCCGCCCAGATCCGCTGGCAGGTCTCTTTCCTCGCCCATCCCTGGGTCTCCGCGGCCACCAGCGATTGGGTCACCGAATTCAAACTGTCG